CAAATAACAATACATTTCTTGAAAAAATATAAAATAGCAAAAACCTGGTATGTTCTCCTTTTGTTCTTTTGGATTTGTTTATACTATATAATGGGTTAAAAAAAGTATTAACATTTGTGTAAAAATTAACCGCTGACAGCCTCTAGGTTTGTTTGTGTGGTTTAGCCTATGGAAATAGCCTAGAGGCTGTCAGTGACGTGTTCGCTGTTTGTTCCGAGGGGGGTGTGGTAAAAATGTCACATTTCCAGGCGGTGTGGTATTTATGCATCAATGTTACTAAAACGACACAGTGTTGCAAATATGTCGCAAAAATACGCTTAAAACACCATTTATTGAAGCTGTATCAGTGCTTTTATGTAATGATTACAGTAACTTAGAGGTGTTTTGACCCTAGAAATATCTATTATTATTATTTTTAGATGGGTAGGCGTGGGACATAGGGGGGTTGGGGGGTACGTATATATGTATAAACACACAGAAGTGAATTTTGAGTTAGGTCCCCTCGTATACGCAGCCATACAAAAGTACAACATTCTAGAAAAAACTTACAACATAATGCATTTTAGGGGTTGACTAGGGTGTTTTTATGAGTATAACTGCGGAGCAGGAGCAGTATAGTTACACTTAAGTGTTTTAACTCTTAATAAAGTAATATATATAATAAAGTTTAAGTAGGATAAAGTTTTTACTTGTAAGTGTTACTGTGTTGCTGTATACTAATACGTATGTAACACACATAAAAGTAACAAACATAAGTGTTACACTACTGTACGTGGCGTATATTGTGTGTATTTCCTCCTCATGTCTCCTCCCTCCTGCATGTAATTGCGTCACGTACCTCTTTCCTTAGAAAAAAGTATTGACAATGCGTAACAAAAGAATACAACTATATGCATCAGAGAATGTTATAGAAGAGTTTTATGATGCTATAGCAGATAATGACGTAAGAAAACTACAGCGTGTACACATTCCTAAGTCTGATGTATTCTATGTAAGAACAGCTATAGAAGCAGACACTGGAGTGAGATATACTCTAGACCATGTAGAGAGAGCTATGTACCTTGAGGGTCACCTCACTAGATACGAAGTATTAGATCCTGATAGAGAACGTGACAATGTGGGTTAAGCTAATCCTATTTGTGCTACTATCAGGTTGTACCACTATAACCTATACAGCATCCTGTCGTGTCGATGATGACGTATGCCAGAGAAACCAAAATGCTCAGACACTTGCTATTATCGGACAGGAAGACGCGGCTCTACAGCTACTATGTGAAGATAGTAGTATTCGTGACAGTTTTAGGGACGAGTGTAGGAGCGAATGATATTACTGGTGACTTCAGTAACAACTATCAGGATTCAACAGTAGATAGTAACAACACTGATGAGACTGTAACGAATAATTATAATGCTACTGGCGCTGGTTCAGCTGCACCTGTAATGTCAGCTATAGCTCCTACAGTAATGGGTGGCGGTGGTAACGACAGTTGCTTACTACCAAGTTCAACAGGGATACAGGTAAGCATACTAGGTTTATCTACTGGTACTATGACTCAGGATAAGTCTTGTAACCGTAGAAAGAATGCCAGGCTCTTAGGAGCACCACAGCAAGTAGGTGGATTAGGGCTACAGGTGAGTGCTATATCTATTTTGTGCCAAGACCCTGTAGTGTTTAGAAGTATGATGTTAGCGAATACGCCATGCCCTATCAACGATAGTAAGACAGGGAAGTTGCTAATGGGAAAAGCAGCGATAAATAAGTATAGAGAGAGTCCAACACTTTATATTGTTGGGTATGAGACAGACCAAGAATTTTGGAACACCCTGTTGAGGGTAGGAGAGGAAGATGAAGATGAAGAAACAGTTGAAGATGATGCTCCTAAGCTCAGCCTTAGTGAGCGTTTCCGCAGTAGCAAACGCAGAGTCACCAACACCACCCGAATACTCAATGACGGGACAGGAAAAGATTGATGCACTTATAGCTTCTATCAGTGACATACAAGATCGTATAACTGAATCTGCTGTTATGACTGTAGGTGCTGTAGGTTATGCGGCTATCGGTGGTGTTATTAATGATGATACCTTTGACGATGGGCTTATTACTTCATCTGAGTTGAATGCTTACTTAGACGCTAAAGAACTTGTACTAAATCATGACTACGCTATAGCTGAAACAGCTGAGCAGATGTTTATGCAAGAACATGCGGCTAACATGAATAGCTTAGATACAGCAGTGGACAACCTAGCTGCAGCAACAGCTATAGTTATGACAGCAGTTGAAGTAACCAGTATAGCAGCTGAGGCAGATACTAAGCCTGAGCAAGTTGAATTACAGGGTATGTTAGAAACAGATGCATACAGCCTTGACACAGCAGAAGTTAACGAGTATAATGAAGCTGTAGCCGCTGTAGAAACCTTCGCTCAACAGGCTGGTGCTTATATGGCAGCTGCAAACAATGATGATTTAACAGCTACTGTAGATAGCTATGCAGCAGCTAACAACTTTATGGTAGGTAGCTACACAGCAATTACATATACTCAGAACATAGATGAGTTTGTAATTACTTGGGGTGATTCAAGTTTTGGTACAGGTTTCCAAGGATACCTAACACCTGATATGAAGAATGCTTCTGAGATATACGCTGCAGGTGAATACATAAATGAATATGGAGCAATGCCAACACAATGAGTTTTAGTATAGGCGGTTACAATATTAAAGGATGGATGATGGCAGTAGCTGTCCCTGTCCTTTCAACTATTTCTGGTGGTATATACTTTGGTTATGACACCCTTAACCGTTTCTATGGTGTAGAAGCTGGTGTAGGAGAATCATTAGACCGTATAGGTACACTAGATGGTAAGACAGGTGCTATGGATAAACGCATAACATCTGTAGAGACTGTAGCCCAGCGCAACCTTACTGAAGTAGATAATGAGTTAAGCAGTGAGATTATAACGTTAGACTCTTTAATCCTAACTAATGTACAGGAGCTAGAAGGTAAACTCATAGTTCGTATACAAACGTTAGAACAAGCTATAGCTGATAATGATGTAAGAGGTTTAAACCAGAAGCTTGCCCAGTTAACGACTAACATGCAGCAGATACTAGAACAACAGAAGCTACTACTAGACTTACGTAGTCAGGTAGATAAGGCTACAACTATAACAGATGGATTAGGTGATACTCTAGATACACTACAAACTGAAGTAGATGATATTTGGAAAGCCTATGATGAATTAGCGGATAACCCTTTATAAAGGTACTAAATAATGGCAACAACTAAAAATGTAGAACGGTTACCTAGTGGTAAGTTAAAGTATAGAGGTGAAACTTTTCCTGGATACAACAAACCTAAGCGTACACCCAGTGCATCTAAGAAGTCTGCTGTATTAGCTAAGAAGGGCGATGAGGTAAAGATAGTACGTTTTGGTGATCAAAACATGTCTATAAAAAAAGATAACCCAGAAAGACGCAAGAGCTTTCGTGCACGTCATAAATGTGATACAGCTACAGATAAGTTTACGGCACGTTACTGGTCTTGTAAAGCGTGGTAACAATGACAAAGAAAACACCTACACCTACAGACACGAAGTTATATAACCAGAAGAAAGCTCTGGCTAAGAAGAAGTTTAAAGTATGGCCCAGCGCATATGCGTCTGCTTGGCTTACTAAGGAGTATAAAAAAGCTGGGGGTAAATATAGTGGCACAACAAAAAACAAGGTCACGTAGTCAACACGTTCTTGTAGGGCGTAGAGGTTTTTCTAAAGGTGGTTTAGGTAAATGGTTCGGAGAGGAATGGACAGATGTTAAAACAGGTAAAAAATGCGGTAGGTCGGGTACTTCAGAAAGTGGTAGACCTTATCCTGCGTGTCGTCCCAAAAAAGTGGCGAGCAAAATAAGTAAGAAGGAAGCGGCTAAGAAGACAGGACCTGCTAAGGTTAAGTGGTCTACTACAGCCTCAGGGAGAAAAAGAACATGAAAAAGAAATGCCCTGTATGTAAAGGTAAAGGTTGCTCCCATTGTGGAGGCAAAGGATATCACACAAATATGAACAAAGGTGGAATTATGAACAAAGGTATGAAAGCTCTTAAGAAAGAAGCACCTGCTGTAGCTAAGAAAATGGGTTACATGCATGGTGGTGATGCTAAGAAGATGGGTATGAGTTATGGTGGCATGACTAAGAAGCCTATGAAGATGAACAGAGGCGGTATGTGCGGTGCATCTAACCCAGCATCTAAGCCTATGAAAAGAGGTTAACTAGATGAAGGTTTATGAAAAATATAAATCTGCTCTAGCTAAGCATGGCTACACAGTAGATGTAGATGGTTGTGTCTGGGATGAGCGAGGCAACCAAGCTGCTATGGAAGATAGATTTGGTAATGCTTTTTGTAATGATCCAAACGTAACAGATATTTGTAGAGCTGCTGAGGTGTCTAAGCCTAAGAAAAAGGCTAAAGCACCTGAGGGTAAGAAACGTGCTCGTACAGCTAAAGGTCACTACGTTAAGGATGATCCTAATACGCCAGAGAATGAAGCGTGGGTTGATGAGTAATGAGCTTAGTTAATCAGGGTAAATCATCACGTATTCGGTCTGTATACGGTCACAATACTGGTACAAGCACGGAAGATGTGTATACTTGCCCAGCTAACTGCGTTTCTGAAGTTACTTTTATACATATAGTTAATGGTCAAAGTAGTGGAACAGACACAGTTGATATAACTTGGTATGTAGCTGCTGATAATTACACCTCAAAGTTTTTAAACGACAAAGGTGTAGCACATAATGAATCAGTTACTCACAATGATATAAATATAGTACTTCAGCCTGGTGATAAAATACAGGTAACTCCTTCTTCCTCTGGACACATAGATACTATTGTTACAGTAACTGAGACCTTTTTACCTGTAGGTTAACGGGTATGCATAAACAGATGTACTAAGTTATCACTAAATAAGTATAACTAACTCCGCACACAAACAAAGGAGATAGTGATGCTAAACTTTTTACAACGCGGCTTTAGGGCTGTACAAAGAACACAACAAGCAAGAGCAGATCTTTGGTTACTTAACAATATGAGTGACAGAGATTTACACGACATAGGCATTAGCCGTGGCGAGATAAGAGAGCATATATATGGCGAGAAATCTAACCGAAAAACAAAACAAGTTTCTTGAAGTATTATTCGACGAAGCTAATGGTGATGCTGTTACAGCTAAAAGGTTGGCAGGTTACGGGGACAACAGTAGCACTACAGCTATTGTTGAATCCCTAAAGGAGGAGATAGGTGAGAAGACTCGTACCTATTTTGCTCGTACTGCCCCTAAAGCTGCAGTTGCTATGGTAGGTGCTCTTTCTGATCCTACTGAGCTAGGCATAAAAGAAAAAATGGTTGCAGCAAAAGACTTGCTAGACCGCGCTGGACTTGGTAAAGTAGATAAAGTGGATGTCACATCAAGCGGTGGCATCTTTTATCTACCACCAAAAGAAGGCACAAACGAATAAGTATTCCAACAAGAGACCTAGGATTCTGGCAATTACCAAAACCATCCAAGGGCAACGAAAAAGAATGGCACACGATAGTACGTGTAACCTCAAAGATACCGTGGGGGTATGTCCTAGCTCCAGATAATGACAAGCTTTTATTGCCTGTTCATCTGGAGCTTGAAGCTTTAGAGCTTGCAAAGAGGCATCTTAAACAGTATAGTTATCGTGCAGTAGCACAATGGCTGAGCAAAGAAACTGGTCGTTATATATCACATATGGGACTAAAGAAGAGAATCGAAGTTGAGCAAAAACGTAGAAAAGCATCTGCTATTAAACGCAAGCTTGCCAAGTGGCTCGAAGAAACCATTACGGAAATCGAAAAGCTCGAAACCCAAGGGGTCGGGGCATACAGAGATTCAAGTAGAGGCAGTTGAACAAATAGATATCCCTAGGGAGACTGTTCCTGCTCAAGTAGTTTCTCCTGAGTATGATGAGGACTTAGCACAAGAGATAGTGTTCAAGCCTAACCCCGGCCCCCAAACTTCTTTCCTGAGTTCATCAGAGAGAGAAGTACTATATGGAGGCGCAGCTGGTGGAGGTAAATCATATGCCATGTTGGCTGACCCTCTACACGGACTAAATGATCCTAACTTCTCAGGACTACTTGTACGACACACTACAGAAGAACTAAGAGAACTAATACAGAAGAGCCAAGAACTATATCCACGTGCTATACCCGGTATCAAATGGTCTGAACGTAAATCACAGTGGACTTCACCTAGAGGTGGTAGACTCTGGATGTCGTACTTGGATAAAGATACAGACGTTACAAGATACCAAGGACAGGCTTTTAACTGGATAGGCTTTGACGAACTTACACAATGGTCTAGTCCTTACGCTTGGGACTACATGAGATCACGTTTACGTAGTTCAGCCCAGCACTTAGGTTTGTACATGAGAGCTACTACCAACCCAGGTGGCAGCGGTCATCAGTGGGTTAAGAAAATGTTTATTGATCCTGGACCATCTAACGAGCCTTTCTGGGCTACAAATGTTGAAACAGGGGATACTATTACATACCCTGATGGACACAGTAAAGCTGGACAGCCATTGTTCAAACGTAGGTTTATACCTGCATCACTATTTGATAACCCATATCTTGCTGAGGCAGGTGACTATGAAGCAATGCTACTGTCACTACCAGAGCACCAAAGAAAGCAACTCTTAGAAGGCAACTGGGATATTAATGATGGAGCCGCTTTCCCAGAGTTTGACAGAACCAAACATGTCATTGACGCTTTTGAAGTTCCCGAAAGCTGGGCTAAGTTTAGAGCTTGTGACTACGGCTACGGATCTTATACAGGAGTTATCTGGTTTGCTGTTGCACCAGACGAGCAACTCATTGTTTATAGAGAGTTATATTGTTCTAAGGTTACAGCTACAGATTTAGCGGATATGATTTTAGACTTAGAGAAACAAGATGGTGGTATGAGATACGGGGTGCTAGACTCTTCTTTGTGGCACAACCGTGGCGACACGGGACCATCACTAGCTGAGCAAATGATTATGAAGGGTTGTCGTTGGCGACCATCTGATCGCTCTAGGGGTTCGCGTGTCGCAGGTAAAAACGAAATACATAGGCGGTTACAAGTCGATGAGTTTACTGAGAAGCCTAGGTTAGTATTTATGAACAACTGCACTAACACTATAGCGCAGATACCAAGCATTCCTCTGGATAAAAGAAACCCAGAAGATGTAGACACTCACGCAGAGGATCACTTGTATGATGCTTTACGTTATGGTGTTATGACACGTCCACGCAGCAGCATTTGGGATTTCAACCCAGCAACACAACGCACAGGCTTTCAAGCTAGTGATACAACATTCGGGTATTAATAAATGGCAGAACAAGAAGAAATGTTTGAAACAGATGAAGTCGTAGCTGCAGAAGACAGTACGGATAGTATCTTTGAACAAAAAGATAGCGTAGTAGCTTTTGTACAAGAGCGATACAAACGAGCAGAGGATGCACGTTATGCTGATGAACAACGCTGGTTAAAAGCTTACCGAAACTATAGGGGCTTATACGGCAAGGATGTACAGTTTACCGACACTGAGAAGTCACGTGTATTTGTTAAGGTTACTAAGACTAAGACACTTGCTGCATATGGTCAGATTGTAGATGTACTATTTGGTAACAACAAGTTCCCACTATCTGTTAACCCTTCTGTATTACCTGATGGTGTAGCAGAAGCAGTACACGTTAATATAGATCCTAAAGCTCAAGCTGCAGGTGATGCACTAAAGCCTGTGACTGAAGATAAAGCTTCTGGTTCTTACCTTCTTAATGGTGATACTTCTCTAAAACCTGGTGAGACTCTTATGGACTTACAGGCACGTATGGGTGGTTTAAACAGTAAGTTAGAAGCTGTATCAGATAAGATTATTGAGGGCGACGGAACTACACCAGCTACCGTATCATTTCACCCAGCTATGATCTCAGCTAAGAAGATGGAAAAGAAAATCCATGACCAGCTGCAAGAATCAGGTGCATCTACACACCTACGCTCTATGGCGTTTGAGATGGCACTACTTGGCACAGGTGTTATGAAAGGTCCTTTCGCAGTAGATAAAGAATACCCTAACTGGAATGATGAAGGTGAGTATGATCCGTTAGTCAAGACAGTACCTGAGTGTAGTCATGTATCTTCTTGGGATTTCTACCCAGACCCAGAAGCTAAGTCTATGAATGATGCAGAGTATACTGTTGAACGCCATAAGATGTCACGTACACAACTACGCTCGTTAAGAAGTCGTCCTTACTTCATGTCTGACTCAGTTCAGATGGCAGTAGATAAAGGTGCTGACTATATACAGAAATACTGGGAAATGACTATGGAGGATGATGATACACAACCAACCTCTGAGCGTTGGGAAGTATTAGAGTTCTGGGGTTATGTAGATATTCAACTACTTGAAGAGCATGGGGTTAAGATACCCAGCGAGTTGAAAGACTTAGATGAGGTTAACTGTAATGTTTGGACATGTAATGGTGAAGTACTACGATTTGTACTAAACCCATTCAAACCTACACGTATCCCTTACTATGCTGTTCCTTACGAGCATAACCCTTACAGCTTCTTTGGTGTAGGTATTGCTGAGAACATGGACGATACACAGACACTGATGAATGGCTTTATGCGTATGGCTATTGACAATGCTGCATTATCTGGTAATCTTATTATAGAAGTAGATGAGACCAACCTAACACCGGGACAAGACTTATCTGTATACCCGGGCAAGGTCTTCCGCAGGGCTGGGGGCGCACCAGGACAAGCCATCTTTGGTACTAAGTTCCCAAATGTTGCACAAGAAAATATGCAACTCTTTGATAAGGCAAGAGTACTAGCAGATGAGAGTACTGGCTTCCCTAGCTTTGCACATGGTCAAACAGGTGTATCAGGCGTTGGGCGTACAGCCTCAGGTATTAGTATGCTTATGTCCGCTGCTAACGGTTCTATTCGTACAGTAGTTAAAAACGTGGATGACTATTTGCTTCGCCCCTTAGGTAAAGCTTTCTTCTCTTTCAACATGCAGTTTGACTTTGATGAACAAATACGTGGTGACTTAGAAGTACAAGCGTCAGGTACAGAAAGCTTAATGGCTAACGAAGTAAGATCCCAGCGCTTAATGCAGTTCTTACAAGTTGCACAGAATCCAGTACTAGCTCCTTTTGCTAAGATGGATTATATTATACGTGAGATTGCTAAGTCTATGGATCTTGATCCTGATAAGGTTACTAACTCTATGGCTGATGCTGCTATCCAAGCTGAGATCCTCAAAGGCTTCCAGCAACCAGCACAGCCTCCAGAAGCACCTGAGGGTGTACCAGCACCTGAGGGAGGCCAACAAGCGCCACAGACACCTCAGGGAGGCGTACAGGACACATCAGGCGGTGGAGGTGGACAGATAGGTATGGGTACAGCACCAGTTCCAGGAGAACAAGGATTCAGCGGTAATGTCTCTTAAGAGTTTTGTAAACAATCAGATATCGTGGGAATCTTTTCTCTCTGAGTTAGAGGAGCGTATCTCTACACAACATCGTAGTATGGAAACTGTTACAGATACGGCTGAACTATACAGGCATCAGGGTGCTATACGTGCTTTACGACAACTACAGTACTTGAGGGATAAAGTAAATGGATGATTTAGATAATCAAACTGAAGATGTTTTCCAAGGTGGAACTACAGATCAATGGCGTGATTATGCAGATTCATTGCAGGTTAGTATTCCAGATGTATCCTTAAAGGATGCAACTACCTTTGTAGCTAGTATGACACCTGTTATTGGTGATGCTATGGCTGCTAAGGAAGTATATGACGAACTAAAAAAAGATAAGCCTAACTATTATTTAGCTGGTGCTTTAGGTGGAGCTGCTATTGTAGGTCTTATTCCTGGAATAGGAGATGCCGCTGCTAAAGCTATTAAAACTGGAGCTAAAGAAGTTTTTGATGTAGCTAAACGTGTAAAACCAACACCTAAAAAGAAAATAGATTATGGTGTATCTAAGACAGGTGTACCTCAGATAAATATGATTTCAGACACACCAGCAGGTGTATATGATAAAACCGTAACACAGTCTGCTGTTGACCTTATGGATGAACCTGCTTTTGGTGAGGGTTTTACACGTAGGCTAGAAAAAGTTGCACAAGAAAATAGTATAGGAGCAGGTGATACTACGTTTATGCCTATGCAAGTTTATTCAGAATTATCAGATCGAGTAAGAAGTAAAGACTTTAAAGTAGTACCTAGCAAAATTAAAAAAGATAGTCCTAAAGAACAAAGTGTATGGTCATATCCAAAACAACTTTATGACTCAGCAGATACATCTATAAATAAAAATAAGAAACCTGCAGGTTATAATGAGTTAAAGAAACGTGGTGAAATAAAAGACGGTGATGTTATTGTTGACATTGGTGGTGGACGCTTTGATAACTTAGTGGAAGACGCTGCTGAAGAAGGTGCAACTGTAAAAGTTTATGATCCGTTTAATAGAACACCAGAACATAATTCAGTAGTTGTTGACTCTGTAAAAGATGGACAAGCTGATATGGCTATGTCTCACAATGTATTAAATGTTATACAAGAAGATAAAAACATTATTGACATTGTTTTACAAGCAGAGAATGCAATAAAACCAAATGGTAAAGCACACTTTTCTGTGTATGAAGGTACAGGTAAAGGTGAAGGAAAAGTTACAACCAAGGGCTATCAAAGAAACGAAAAGACTGAAGCATATATTCCTTTGATAGAAAAAGTATTTGGTGAGGCTAACGTTACCAGAAAAGGTAAAATAATAACAGCTACTAAAAATGTAAAAAGATTCAATGAAGGTGGAACGATAATGAATGAACAAACAAGAATGGCTTTTGCACTGGGTGGTAGCGTAGATTTAGATACAGTACCAGACAACACTCAAGGTATTGACCCTGTGTCAGGAAACGAAGTTCCCATAGGTTCTACTGCAAAAGAGGTTCGTGACGATATACCTGCACAACTAAGTGAAGGTGAATATGTCGTACCTGCTGACGTAGTACGCTTCTACGGTGTTAGGTTCTTTGAAAACTTACGAGCTAAAGCTAAGTTTGGGTATCAAGATATGGCTGAGAACGGACGTATTGGTGGTGAACCTGTAGATGAATCTGATATGGATATGATGTTTGATATATCTGAACTAGAAGTAGAAGATGATGGTCAACCTATGACAATGAACGAGGGTGGTTATGCTCTTTCACCTGGTGATGAGGGTTATGCTAGTATGGGTGCGCTGGGCTTAGGTAGTGAAGGTATCAGTGCAGGATATGAAGTAGCAGGTAGTGCACCTAGTGTAGAAGTACGTACGTATGTTAATGAGGCTGGACACACAATATATATTACATTTATTGATGGTAACCCTCAAACGTCTATACCTCCAGGCTATACACTACAAGTTGAGGATACTGCAGATACTACAACTACTGCTACTACTGCAGCACAACCAGAACCACAGGTTGTAACTCCTAGTGGACGCGACAGAAGCTCAAGACCAATGCCAGCACCAGATCCTATAAATTATAAAGAGCTTACTACAGACGATATTGCTAAGATGTTAGAAGATCAAAACTCGGCCAAATCTACAGCAATAGCATTTGGTGCAGGTGCTATTAATCCTTTACTAGGTCTATTTGTTAAGGGTGCTATGATGGATAGTGCTAGAAGATTAGACAAAGAAATAGAACGTAGGATTGCAGCAGAAGAAACATCTACAGCAGATAGAGCCGTTCTTGAAGGTTTATTAGAGGCATCCAAGAAAGGTAAACCTGGTCTGATTACACGTGTATATGGAGCACTAAAAAATGAGTTCTTCCCAGAGACTGACGATGAAGTAAAAGCAAAAGAAATAGCTATGAAGATGGATATTGAAGCTGGTGAGGTGTACGACTTTGAAGGTGATATTACTAAAAACATAACACCTACTGAAGGAGTTATTTCTTCTGGTGACCCTGAGATAATGGGCATGGATCAATCAGAAACAAAGCTACCAACAGAAGAAGAAGTGATAGCTCCTACAACAGGTAAAGTTTCTACATATACAGACCCTGTAACCAGAGAAAAAACAAAGTTTGAATCTTATGGTCAGGTTACTAGGAATGGTGTATATGCTGGCGATGGCTTTGAGTGGTATGAGATGGATGTAAAAGGACGTGATGGTACACCTGTCTTAGGTAGAAGATATACAGGTGAAGGTGAAGATAATAACTTAGGTCAAGACACTATCATAGCAACTGAGCTTGGTTACGGAGACCCAGCAGACAGAGATGTATTTGTAAAAATAGCTGACATATCTCTAGAAGAAGGTAGTGAGTTTGCATCTACTCAAGGCTCAGCTAATGATGGAGATTTCTTAGAGTTCTTAAAGACAGGAAGCTTTGGAGCCAGTGAGTCTTTCGCAGATCAAGAAGGTAAAGACTTCACTCCAACGCTTACATATGGAGAAGTTCTAAATAAGGTTAAAGAACCAGAAGTATACGTACCAGAGCCAATAGTCCCAGAAAGTAAGAAGGCTTTTGTATCAAAACCTATAGTAGATGAAACAGATCCTAATAATATAACTACATCTCTTCTGTATGATAACCCATACGGAGACCCAATTACATCTCAACAATTCCGAGATCTTAGAGATAAACGTAAAGCAGAAGAAGAGGCTGCAGCAATTAGTGCTGCTCAAGCCGCCGAGGCTAAACGAGCACAAGAGGCAGAGGCAGCTGCTCAACGGGGCAGAGATCAGTATAAGTCATCTATGATTGCAACTAACACTGTTGCTGCTAAGGCAAAAAGAAGAGGTGCTTCAGCTTCTGAGATAAGTAAAATTAGATCAGAAGGTAGAAAAGCATCCCAGAAAATGTCAGATATTGCTAGAGGCAGACCTGTAACAGGTTTTAAAGAAGGTGGTTTAGCCTCCAAGAAAAAAACCAAAAAGAAGAAGTAACTACAAAAACTTCATATAATAATAAGGCTACCCAGCTTAGGCTGGCCCCATCATAAGGAGTACAACATGATACAAGAGCCACAAGAAACTACGCCGATTAAAACTACATCGGCTTCACATCAAAGAAATGACGCACGTGTTAAGCGTGATCAAGAAGAACTAGAGGCACTGCTAAAGCAAGCACGTGGCGAGACAGATGAAACAGAAGAAGCTGTTGAGGCGCAACCCAGTAGCGAAGATCCTGTCGAACCCAAAGTTCAGACAGAGAGTAGTACCGAACAAGAAGAAGAACCCCAAGGTGAAGCACAAGAAGATGATACCGAGTTAAGTAGTGAAGAGAAAAACTTCAAGAAGCGGTATGGTGATCTACGCCGACACATGCAGGATAAAGAGAAAGACTTTACTGCTAAGCTAGATAAGCTAGAGAAACAATTAGACGCAGCAACAAAGAATGAGCTTGTACTTCCTAAGTCAGAAGAAGAGATTGAAGCATGGGCTAAGAAATTCCCAGATGTTGCAGGTATTGTAGAAGCTATTGCAGCAAAAGAAGCAGATAAGAAGTCTTCTACTTTGGATGCACGTCTTGCTGAAATAGAAGAGTTACGCTCTAGTGCTAAGCGAGAGAAAGCTGAAGCTGAGTTAATACATATGCATCCTGACTTTGTATCTATCAGAGAAGATGATGCTTTCCATACATGGGCAGACAATCAACCTAAGTGGGTACAAGATGCTCTCTATGAGAATGTAGACGATGCTAAGTCTGTATCCCGTGTTATTGACTTGTACAAATCTGATAAAGGTATTGTTACAAAGAAAGCTAATACATCTGATAAGGGCGCAGCAAGTTCTGTAAAGAGTAAACGCTCAGCTGCACCAGAGTCAGACGATAGCTCAACTTACTTACGTGAGTCACAGATTGCTAAGATGAGCATCAAAGAATATGAGAAGCGTCAAGAAGAAATAATGGATGCTCAACGTAAAGGTAAATTTATTTACGATTTATCAAAGAAATAGTTGACATCTGCTTAAAGATGAATACAACTAGGGGCATGTACAGTGTTAGGTATCAACTACCTGTACATGCTTATAACTAAGCTCTAGCCACAAAAAAGAACTACCTCAAGACTAAAGGCCCAGCGCTCAAAGGATGGCAGTCCCCAGAGCAAAGCTGACTACCCTATTAAGAAGAGCCTCTTTAGTTGGTATGAAGCGTAAAATGTCACGCCATATCTATAAGGAGAATTAACTATGGCTATTACTTCCGCAAGTGGTGGATTTAACGGAAACTTTTCCCCGATTATCTACTCAAAACAAGCACAGATCGCACTTCGTCGTGCAGCTGTAGCTAACGCAATCACTAATAACTCTTACTTTGGTGAGATTGCAAACCAAGGCGACGTTGTTCGCATTCAAAAAGAACCAGATGTGACTGTAAACGCTCTTGAGCGTCACACAGCTATCTCTGTTGAAAAGTTGAATGATGAAGACTTCTCTTTGACTATTGACAAAGCTAACTACTTTGCGTTCAAGATGGATGACATCGAGGACCAATTCTCAAATGTTGACTACGTTAGCCTAGCTGCTGACCGTGCAGCATTTAAAATGGCTGACTCAATGGACGCAGACATTCTATCATACATGTCAGGTCACACAACTGCAGGTGCTTTCATTACCGCAACATCAGGTGATGCACAGCACGACACAGCTGGAAACCTAACAGGTGAGTTTTTAACTGCTAACCATTTGGACGCAACGGACTTCGGTTCATTGGGTTCTGCTGACTCTGCTTCAACAGCATATGCTAATGGCGATTCAATCCCATTGGCTCCACGTCTTCCAGGCGCAACAGCGTTGTCTACAGCGACTGTTTCACCTTTGACAGTGGTTGCTCGTATGGCACGTCAGATGGATCAAGCAAATGTTGACTCAAGAGGTAGATGGCTGGTTTTAGACCCGGTATTTATTGAGATGCTCAAAGACGAAGATTCACGTATGTTGAATGCTGACTTCGGTGGAGCAGGTCTACAAAATGGCTTGGTCTTAAACAACCTACACGGCTTCCGTATTTACCAATCTAACTCTTTACCTTCTAAAGGTACAGGTGCTGGAACTTCTGGTGCATTAGCACAAGACGTAAACTTTGGTGTTATCGTAGCTGGTCAAGACGATGCTGTTGCTTCTGCTGAGCAGATCAACAAGGTCGAGAACTATCGTGACCCAGATTCATTCGCGGACATCGTGCGCGGCATGCATTTATATGGCCGCAAGATTCTTCGCCCAGAAGCATTAGTCACAGCGCACTACAACGCTGCGTAATAAAACTTAATATTGGGGCTGGTTTTATACTAGCCCCTTTATGTACATTTAAAACCTTTTAGGAATTAACATGGCGACTTATATAAATCTAGTTAATGAATTACTTCGTCGTCTTAACGAAGTTGAGATTGGTGAATCTGATTTTTCCACAACTAAAAACGTTCAGTCTCTAGCTAAGGATGCTGTTAATTCTTCTATACGTGAAATACTACAAGATGCACAAGAGTGGCCTTTCACTCTAGTAACATATCAACATACGTTATCCTCTGGTACTAGCACGTATGATTTCCCTGCCGATTATTCAAAAGCTGATTGGGAAACTTTTTATCTAACAAATGCAGAGTCTGCTCAACCTGCACATCTACCTAGTATTTCTTATGAAAGTTATGTGTCAGAAAAAAGAAGTATAGATGATGTAGCTGGTGTAAATGGTTATGGCATACCTACTACTGTATATAAAACACAGAACACTAAGTTTGGAGTTACACCTCCTCCCAATGCTTCCTATGTCATAGAGTATAGCTACTGGAAGTTCCCTGCAGATCTAACACTAAGTAGTGACGTTTGTATTATACCTGACAGATTTAGACACGTAGTACTTGATGGTGCTATGATGTACTTGATGCACTTTAGATCTAATGAACAGTCTGCTCAGTTACATGCAGATAAGTTTAAAAAAGGCATAAAGACTATGCGTAGACTATTAGTAGATACTAAAGATTACTTAAGGTCTACTGTAATAAACAGAGCAGGAAACTCTTTCTATAAGAATGATGTCTAGATGGTAGATAAACTTAATACATACCTGTCAGTTTGTGCTGGAGGGTTGATCACTAATGTAGATCCCTTGACACAAGCTTCAAACTTATCAGGTAGCGCTATACGTATGATTAACTATGAACCTGCCTTAGCTGGTGGTTACCGTCGTATTAGTGGTTATTCTAATGATTATGGTACTGTTCCAGGTACAGGTGCTGTACTAGGCGTAGCAGTAAATGGTAATTTAGACGATGGTATATTTGCATGTAGAAAACCTACATCAGGCCATGACTATTTATACAAGTGGCAGGACTCCAGTAATTCTTGGGTAGCTATACCTGAGGCTGGCAATCCTAGTATGACTAATGTTAGTAGAGTAAGGTTTACTAGCTTTAACTGGTCAGGTGAAGTACTACTTCTTACTGATGGTATAAACCCTGCAGCTGCATATAATGGTACTGCATACACACAGATAACACACGCACAAGCTCCAAACAACCCTAAGTATTCTGAAGAGTTTGCATCTCATTTATTTTTGTGTGGGGATTCTTCTGAGCCATACAACCTATACTTTAGTGCTCCATTAAATTATTCTGATTTTAGCCCTGCTAATGGTGCTGGTGTTATTAATGTAGGCTATACTATAACAGCAGTTAAAAAGTTTCGTAATCAATTATATATTTTTGGTTCTAATAATATTAAAAGACTAACAGGTAATAATTCGTCTAATTTTATATTAGAAAATGTTACTTCAAATATGGGTTGCCTTGCACCTGATTCTGTGGTAGAGTTTGGTGGTGATTTACTTTTCTTAGGACCTGATGGTATACGTCCTGTTTCTGGTACTGATAAAATTGGTGATGTTGAACTTGCTACTGTATCTAAAGAGATACAATCTATATTTGATAATTACTATTTATCAGAACAAATAGAAGATATAGCTATTGTAGTACTTAGGAAAAAGTCACAGTTTAGATTTTTCTTTAAAAACGATTCGTCTTTATCTTTGATAGGTGGTATACGTAAGAGTCAAAATAAACAAAGTATTTTTGAGTATAGTCAGCTTACTGGTATTGAAGCAAATTGTGTAGCTAGTGGATACATAGGACAATTTGAACATGTGATACATGGGGATGGTTCTGGTAAAGTACACAGACAAGAAAAAGGTAACAATTTTGGTGGTAACTCTATATTTAGTTTATATCAAACGCCTTACTACTATATGGAAGATCCAGAAATACGTAAGGTAATACATAAAGTAAACACTTATTTAAAATCAGAAGGTGATACAGAAGTTTTTGTTGGTGTATCTTATGACTACGATGACACAGGAACAAGCAATCCTACTAACTATGAGTTTACTACAGAGGGTGCGGCTTCAATTTATGGTACAGCTATATACGGAGCAGGTGGTATATATGATGGTAATCCCTCACCTAAAACACTTACAAATATATCTGGATCAGGTAATTCTGTTTCGATAAGTTACGTTACGAATAATACAAATGCAAGTCATACTATACAGGCAGTAGCCTTGACGTATGAAAAAGCCGACAGGAGATAATACTTTGGCAGGTTACGTAAGACAGTCTTCAGCAGACATAATACCAACAGCTACACTTCGTGCAGCACCTATTAACGCCGAGTACAACAAACTCCGTGATGCATTTGCAGTGTCTAGTGGACACAAACACGATGGCTCAACAGGAGAAGGTGGATACATTCCGCTTATCGGTGATGTTGATGCATTAAACAAAGTTGTTATAAACACTGCTACTAATCAAGTAGGTGTCTTTGTAGAGGTATCTTCAGCCGCAGTAGAACAAATACGCTTCTCTGATGGGGCTATTATACCTGTAATAACTAATGATATAGACTTAGGTACATCTGGTTTAGAGTTTAAAGATTTATACTTAGATGGTACAGCACACATAGATACACTAGATGTAGATATTAATGGTGCAGTTGCAGGTACGTTTACTATAGGAAGTACGTTAGGTGTTACTGGAACAACTACTCTAAGCACAGCTAATATTACTACAGGTGTTATTACTTCTGTAGACATTAACTCTGGTGCTATAGATAACGTAACCATAGGTGGTACAACAGCAGGTGCTGGCTCATTTACTACACTGAGTGCTACAGGAACTGCTACTCTGGCTACTGTGGACATTAATGCAGGTGCTATTGATGGTACAACTATTGGTGCTTCATCAGCTTCACCTGCTACTGTAACAGACCTAACTGCTACAGGAACATCAACACTAACTACTGTAGACATTAATGCAGGTAACATAGACAATACAGTTATAGGTGCATCAACAGCCGTTGCTGGTAGCTTTACTACAGTCTCTACATCTGGTCAGGCTACACTAGCTACTGTAGATATAAATGGTGGTAATATTGATGGTACTATTATTGGTGCTTCTACTACAGCCGCAATAACAGGTACAACTATTACAGGCTCAAGTCTTGTAGGCCCACTTACAGGTAACGTAACAGGTAATATCACAGGTAACGTTACTGGTAATCTTACAGGCAATGTAACAGGTAATGTAACTGCAGGATCAGGTTTATCTACATTTAATAATGTAACTGTAAACGGTACACTAGATGTTACAGGTACAACTATTGCTAATGTTACTGACCCAACCAATGCTCAAGATGCAGCTACAAAGAACTATGTAGATACTGCAGATGCACTAAAGCTTAACCTGTCTGGTGGAACTATGTCAGGTGCTATTGCTATGGGCGGTAGTAAAATAACAGGTTTAGGTGCTCCAAGTGCTTCAACAGATGCCGCTACTAAGGGATATGTAGACACTGAGGTATCTGCTTTAGTTGACTCATCTCCTGATGCACTAAACACTCTTAACGAGTTAGCTGCGGCAATCAATGACGATGCAAACTTCTCAACTACTATTACTAATTCTATAGCTACTAAGTTACCTCTTGCAGGTGGGACACTAACAGGTGACATTGTAATGGGTACTAACGCTGTAACATCTACAGCTAACCCTGCAACAAATGATGAGCTATCTCGTAAAGGTTATGTAGATGCACAAGATGCTACTAAGTTAAACTTATCAGGTGGCACTATGTCTGGTGCTATAGCTATGGGTACAAGTAAGATAACTGGACTAGGTGATCCTACTGCTAATCAAGATGGTGCTACTAAGAACTACGTTGACACAACTGCCTTACTAAAATCAGGTGGTACTATGGCATCTGCTATAGCTATGGGTGGTAATAAGATTACTGGATTAGGTACACCTACTGCTAATACCGATGCGGCTACAAAAACTTATGTTGATAGTATCGCAGGTTCTAATACAGCGGCGGCGGCAAGTGCTACTCAAGCAGCTACTTCAGCTACTAATGCGGCAACATCAGCTACAAACTCAGCTAACTCAGCTACATCTGCGGCTACCAGTGCTACTAATGCCGCTAATTCTTATGATGACTTTGACGACAGATACTTAGGTGCTAAATCATCTGCTCCTTCAGTAGACAATGATGGTGACGCTTTAATAGCAGGTGCATTGTACTTTAACACTACAAGTAACATTATGTTTGTTCGTAGTGGATCAGGTGGTTGGCAAGCGGCAGGTTCATCAGTTAATGGTACATCTGGTCGTAACACATATACAGCTACATCAGGACAGACTACATTCTCTGCAACATATGATGTAGGCTACGTAGATGTATATCTTAATGGTGTAAAACTTTTAGTTGGTACAGACGTAACAGCTACAAGTGGTTCTACTGTAGTACTAAGTGCAGGTGCTACTGCTGGTGATATTATTGACATCGTAGGTTATGGTACATTCCAACTTGCAGATCACTACAGTAAGACTGCGGCAGATGCTAGGTTCTTAGGTCTAGCTGGCGGTACTATGACAGGTGACATTAATGGTAACGGCAATAAAGTTTTATTCGGTAACGTATATTCTCAATTATCAGACCTACCAAGTGCATCAACTTATCACGGTATGTTTGCTCATGTTCATGCAACAGGTAAAGGTTACTTCGCACATGCAGGTAACTGGATTCCATTAGCTAATGATACAGAAAAACTAAACTTATCTGGCGGTACTATGACAGGTAACTTAGACGTTGGTGGATCAGTTGAGTTTGATAGCTTATCTGGTACAGGCTCTGTGTCTATTACAAACATACTTGATGAAGATAACATGGCATCTAACAGTGCAACAGCACTAGCCACACAACAGTCTATCAAAGCTTATACAGACACAGCTATTGCTAACCTTGTAGATAGCTCACCGGGTTCTCTTGATACACTTAATGAGTTAGCCGCAGCTTTAAACGATGATGCATCATTTAGTACTACTATAACAAACTCTATTGCTACTAAGCTACCACTAGCAGGTGGTACT